GTTCAAACCCATCTGGGTGAGTGAACATGTGTAGCTGCCATCCGTCCTGGGCATGACGTTAAACTCTTCCCGCCGCGGTGAAGGCGTTATCGCACAGCTTGCAGGAGCTCAAAACCTGCTGCACTCAGTGGTCTGGTTACCAGATGGAACCGATAAACAGCCCTTTAAACGGGCCCGTCTAGGCTTTCCACTGTAAGAGTCCCGGCTATTTAGTCGTACGTCAGCAGGATGGACTATAACATCCAGCGAAAGGGCAAGCCCCGGCGCCTTGGTACAGGCGTCGCGGGTTCAATATCGTACCGCTACAGATCCAGAAGAATCTACCATCATTAATGTCGAGCCTCACAATGAGTCCACGCACGCAACGACAACGTTCTCTACGGACGCGCTTGCTAGGACTGTTGTAGCACAAAACCCCGGAACGACCGCGGGTTTCGACATTTTATCCCAACCGGACTGGAGCAAGCTTTCGCTTCAGCAATTGCTTTCCCAGCCGGTCCCACTCCAGCAAGGAGTGCAGGCAGTTGGCAATCCCATTGCCGTCTCGCACACATCTCACTCCTCGCTCCTTACCGCCTCACCTTTTCATCTCGAAAAGATACGAGGCTACATGGGCCTTCGCGCCACTGTAGTCTTGAGGTTGGTGGTGAACGCTGACAAGTTCACATCGGGAAGACTGGTCATGTCTTATCAACCCTCCAATATATATTTTGTGGAGCGAAGAACAGATTTTAGACATCAGACACAGTTGGAACATGTTGAACTCGATTTGAACACCGACACCGAGGTCGTTCTGCGCATTCCGCACAGAGGACCTTACTCACACTTCGATATACGCAATAAGCGTTACGATACGGGTATTTTCCGCGTCTCCGAGTATCTCCAGCACAAGGGCAATCCATATTCATGGTCCCTATACATGAACTTCGAAGATGTGGATCTCATGGGTCCCACTGCCACACAAACAGTGGCCTACCAAGGAGCCTACGAGATTGAGCAGAAAAACGTACCACTTTCCGAAAAAGTTGGAAAGTTGGCTACGGCCGCAACCGGCCTCGCTATGGTACCTGCTCTCACCTCGTTTATGGCCCCTCTCAGTTGGGCTGCTGGTGTGGCCAGTGGAGTATTATCTGCTTTCGGCTATTCACGCCCGTCGACAACTATAACCCCTACCGTCTATATAGAACGAGGGGTCTCAAAGTTGAACCAAACCGACGGCACGGACTATGCTGATCAGATTGCTATGACCACTGACGCTCATGTGCGGGTCTCCGATCAAATCGGATTGACTAAGAATGATGAAACGTCATTTAACTACCTCGCGGGGACAAATAGTGCTTTATTGCGGTTTGAATTTCTGCTGTTGACACCAGTAGGAACCAAGCTGTTTTCTGCACCATTGTGTCCATATGCTATGAAAGCCACCAGTGACATCACTAGTGCGCTGATTATGCATCCAATGGCATACATCGCTAATGCCTTTCACAGATACCGTGGTAGTATTTCAATGACTATGGACTTTGCAAAGACCATATTTCATTCCGCACGTTTGCTCGTCGTGTTCGAGCCCATATACCCCGAGGGACCGTCTACCCCTCCGCCACAAGTAAACACGATTGCCGACACTATCAATTGCCACAAAGACGTAGTTGATATCAGAAAAGGCACCACATTCTCCTTTGAGTTTCCTTTCATTTCAATGACACCGTACTTACCAGTAGATCGTCCTTACGGATATGTCCACGTGTTCGTTCTGAATGCGCTGGTCACAGAAACTAGTTCAGTACCCAGCAATGTGTCAGTTGGAGTGAAGTTCAAGGCAAACGATGATATGGAGTTTGCGTGTCCCACGGACCCCCGGTTCTGGCCGTATCTGCCCCAAGATGGGACTCAGGCAGTAGATCTGACGCCGAACCTACCTGTCACCCTGAACAATGTTCAGTACGAATCAGGTCTAGAAGTTGGGGACGAACCTATCACTAACAAGTGTATTGGCTCGTCTTCCTCTCCCACCCCTACAGTGGACATGGCAGCCCTCTGTATTGGTGAGAAGATCCTCTCAATGAAACAACTCGCCCTTCGGAGCAAGCTGTTTTCGGTGAACATTGACGCCACGAGTGAACCATTCCCTCGCCGGTACAATGTGAACCCATTCGTTGTGGATCGCTTCTATGACAACTCATGGTTAACTAATCCCGAAGTCGAAGTCTACTACGTGCAGATTCACGACTGGTACAGTTACGTGGGTTCCATGTACGAATACGCTCGGGGTGGCGTCACAATCACCCTCCATAATACGACAAACGGTGCCAGCGTTCTCGCTGGATACAAAGTGGATTCATACACTCCACAGTACGACCTAGTCGATATTCAACCGTATACCGAATTCCATATGCAACATATTGTCCAATCAAACAAGACGGACCGTATGTATATTCCACCGTACGATGCCTCGTACGTTCGGTATACACTCGCCACACCCGTGGACGC